GTACTGCAGAAAGCTACCAGACCAAATTTCGTTGCGGAAGAGCCAGTAATGCACCACAACCAGGAAGAAGTGTACTTCGCTGGTAAGCACAAATGGGATCCCTGCAAGTTGTCTTGGTATGACGTCGAGCAGAATCCGGACGTTTCCGGAGAGATGTGGACTTGGCTCAATGGTGTCATTGAGATAGGCAAGGATTTCGGCACCAATCTGAATGTGAACACTCCGCAGGAATACAAAAAGAATGCTGTTCTCAAGATGATTGATGGTCAGGGCACCAAGACAGAAACTTGGCATATGTGCGGTTGCTGGCCCAAGGAAGTCAACTGGCAGGAACTCGATTATAGTAATACTGAGATCATGCTGATCGATGTCACGATGCGCTTCGATAGAGCTTACCGTGAATAATTGACGGACAAGGTGTGGACATGATATGCCAGGATTCAAAATTGCTAATTACGGTGGCGAAGCTCTAAGCACTATTGAAACCCTACGACCACATCGTTGGCGTATAATCCAGTTAGGCCCGATAACCGCTCAAGATTTCCTATTAACAGCTAAAGAACTTACTCTCCCACAATGGAAAGTCGAACAACTCACTGTTCTTGGTGCTGTCCTAAATTACAAATATGCTAAGAACATTAAATGGGATGATATATCATTGACTTTTTATGATACCCAGAAATTGGCTTCGGAAATAGAGAAGTGGAAATCTTTGGTAAACACTGATGATAAAGGTATATTGGTCCATGGTTCTGGTGGGTATAAGAAAGAATGTGAATTTGATGAATTAGATGGTCAAGGAACGTCGGTTCGTAATATAAAGTTGTTTGGTGCTTGGCCAAGTTCGATCAATTATGGCAAATTATCGTATCAGAACAGTGAATTGAAGAGTGTTGAGTTATCAATAACATATGATTATGCTAGAATAACTCCCAAGGAGCCACCCCGTGGTCACCATGGTGTATGAGGATGTAACTTATGTTAGAATAACTTCAAGCAGTAAATAACTGAGATTGGAGAACAATTATGAGTGAACAGGAAATAGGTCTTCGTCCAGGTAATAGTGGTAATAAACCTACCAAAGACACCACAGACCTTGGTGAACCACAAGAAGCCGAATTCACAATGATGCCTAGGCCAAATCTTGATTTGGCTGATGCCGCCAAGGGTAAAACTGGCGCAGAACTGATCGATATTATCACAGCAAAGCCAGTAGATGATTTCCTACCATGGGAAAAGATACCGCTTCCAAGCATGGGTGCATATTACGGCGGACGTATTCCAGATGGCGTAATAGAAGTTCGCCCGATGGGTCTCATTACCGATAAAATCATGGCGACGGCTAGGTTGGCACAGACATACCAGGCACTTGACTACATTTACAAACACTGTTGTAAGATTCCCAATGACATGGACCCACTAGATTTACTGGTCGGCGATCGAATGTTCATTCTGTATTATCTGCGTGGCGTGACGCATGGTAATATATATGAATTCTCAGTGAAATGCAATAACCAGGCCTGTGGCATCATGAGTACACATGAGTACGATCTTAATGAGATGGCCAGGACTATTAGACATCCAAAGTTCAATAAGGAACCTATTAAGATTGTGCTGCCTGCGATGAGTGAAGAGCTTGGTAAGGAGTTTTACATTGAAGCTCGGTATATGCGCGGGCGTGATTTGCAGGTTATGATGAGGAATCAGAAGGTTAGGGAACGTTCGATGTCTGGTCAGGCTAAGAATGCTTCGGAAGCTGGTAAGCATCCAATGGAAAGACGTAAGGAAGAAATTTCTTTGGATACTACTGTTGAACAACATCTGCATATGCAGGTTGAGACTGTCATGGGTGTGTCTGATAGGATGAAGGTCCAACAGGTAATAGCGAGGTTGACCGCACGCGATACAGCTATTATTAGGGATACGTTGCGGGAGACTGAGCCAGGTATTGATACTATGATTGAGATCGTGTGTCCTGAATGTCAGACGGAGATGAAATTGGATCTCCCGATAACAGAAACGTTTTTTCGCCCAAAGAAGTGACTCTGACCTAGACGCAGAGTATTACCAGATAATGGAACAGTCGTTCCTACTTAAGTATTATGGTGGGTATGACATGTTTGAACAATCTTTACTGACTGCTGAAGACAGAAATTGGATAATTAAGCGGATCAACGAAGAGAATAAAAAACAGGAGGAGCAGTCTAGGGTTAACACGCCCAAAGGACACGGTGGTTCACAATTCAGATGAAAGAATTCTTGAAATATCTTGACGTTAGGGTGACCAATGAGGGCAAAGGACGTTACACAGTAAGGCACAAGGATAAAATTATTGGTTCGGTGGTCAAGTGTAAGGAATGCCCTTCGCAGGTTCCCTGGACGTTTGAATTATTGGAAAGCACAAATTACAAATTACATTACGCGTCGATGCTTGATGCACTCCAAATTATGCTGAGTAATATCGGTTTGAATATTACTCCATTGGTGTCACATGTCAAGCTTGATCCAGTCATACTTAGGATTAGTAGTCCACGTTTGGTGCACGATAAGGACTTAAATGATCCAAGTGCTAGAATAACATTATTGTGCACTGTGGTTTATTCTAAACCGGCGACGATTAATAACAGTTGTGTATTGACCCGAGCATATTTCCTTCCCGGCGGCGCAATGCCGCGTTGGGAGACCCATGTCGATAAGATAGAGAAAATAATGCATTCTGATGCAATTATTGATTTTAATGAGGATAAGATTATTCTTATAAATGGCAAGGAACTTCAGGCGGTCAATGTAAAATCCATGATCGATGAATTGAGATCATATCTTAGTGGAAAGAAAGAGTAATACCTATCAAAGATAATTTGGAGACTAATTCATGGATATATTCCCACGTATAAGTGGTAGGACGGGATCACCGATAGATCTAAATATTACCTTCTACCAAAATGGCATACCGACTAACCCTTGGGCAATAACTAAAGTATCGATTTATAAACAGTCAGTACAGCCAGAGAATCTAGTCGCAGAGATACCAATTCTTCCAAATTGTGATCCAGATTACCCATTCCCACTGACAAGAGAACCTGTAGATCCGGCACCTGTGACTGGGCCATGTGGTACTGACCCGGCTGCTGCTACTGCTTATAAACCTGGTATATATCATCTGATTTGGAATGTTCCGATTGATATTCAAGTACCAGATATTTTCTTTGATGTGTGGTCATTCATTCCTACTAATCCTGGTATTGAGACTGGGACTGGTTGTAGTACTGAACAATTGGCTGTCCTTGCTGATGAGACACTTTGGCAGAGTTGTTGTAATGAATTCTGGTTATACCCAGACTCGTCTTATTGTGATTCTGGACTTGAAAACATTAGATTCATGTTTGAGGCGTTGGACATCAAATTCCAGAAACCTGAGATCAGGACTCTTGAAGTTGGTATAATGCCAGGCCCATTATATGATTTCGATTACAATAAGGTAGCTCCGATCATGCCTTACTTGACGGCTGTTATTAGTATTAGCACCTGTGATAATGAGTTGTTGATTAGCAATGCTGCTATGAAGATAGGTCTTCGTCAGGGTACTTATAGGTCCAATCCGTTCGTACTGCAATATAAGTTGGATACCAGTTGCTTGTTGAAGGGATCATATAAGTACAGGGTGACAGTATGCTTGCCTAATGGTGAGTCTAGAGTTAGCCAGGATTTCATTTTACAGGTGAATTAATGAAGTGTCTTAATGAGAATGGTTTGAGGAAGCTAATTGAAGTCCTTGAGAACAAGGTGCCAGGTATCAAGAATGTTATTTCTACGGATGGTAATAAATTGAAGATTGTTGGTTCTCTTGATGCTTATGTTGTCATTCCTGGGCAGCCTGTGATTGAGGCTGTTGTGGTACCTCAACCTGGAGAGGCTCCTACCGCGCCTGGTGACTTGACTAAGGCTGCTTTGGAGGAAGATCCTGAATCTGTCAAATCATCGACGGCTGCGGCGGCGAAAATCCCAGCTATGCAACAACAGTATAATACTCTGTTCAACGCAACTAATGCTAAGAACCAAGCAGAGATACAAGCTTTGAAATCACAGATCAAACAACAGAGCGCTGCTCCAGGTCAGCCAGGTCAGACGCAAGGAACAACACAGAGACGACCAGTAACTCCAGAACAGAAAAAAGCGTTGCAGCAACAAAAACCAGGACAACAAGGGGTTCAGCCTTTACCTCCACCGAAGCCGCAAGGACCAACTCCGGAAGAATTAGCGGCCAAAAGACAAGCGGCGGCTGCCAAATCTGCTGCAGCAACAATTAAAGCAGCCGGTAACACACAAATTACTACCCCATCTGATGTTTATGAAAGCATCGCTAGAGGATTTAAAGCCTAGTATTTTAAAACAGTGATAGCGAAGATCAGCGACAACCACTGGCTTAACCTTGCAGTCGTCACACAAGGCGTCGAAGACACTCTCGCACCATACTTCAGCGCAAAACACCCACGTGCACATTACATAGACACTAGCGCCGCATGGGACGGATGGTACAGACGATACAACACTATCAAACAACGTCTAGCCTTACCATTCAGACAAGATTTAGAAGCATGTTGTCAGAAACATGGTATCCCATTAGATATAGTGGACAGTAGGACACCAGAACAAATACCATCAATAGACGATATAAAACCTGATATGCTTTCTGGTGTCACCCTTGAAGAATACCAGTTAGATGCTGTCAAGGCGACTTTGAATCATGAGGTTGGTCTTATTTCGAGTTGTACTGGGTCCGGCAAATGTATAACTGGTGAATCAAGAATAATTGTAAATGGGATACAAATTAATATATGTGATTTATTTGTTGATATGAAGGATGAGGAGATCAGAGATGTTCATGATTTTGGATTGTTTACTTTGTGTGCTAATGGTTATACAAGGATTAATAAATTATATAAGACCAATAAACGTAATGTTTATAAACTTTCTCTTTCTAATAAGATGTCGCTCCGTGGTGTATATGAACATAAAGTGTACACAAAACATGGTTGGTCAAATTTGGGTGATCTAAAACATGGAGACGAGATATACACAAGAAAAAGCCTTGATAACAGCAATCAACGGAGTGATAATCTACAAAGATGGAAAGAGATATCTAAAGGCTACGAAAACAGCTCATATTCAATCAGACTGTACACAATGCGGGCAGAGGTTTGTGAGAACACTGAAAAAGCTAATATTGCTAAATCAGAAATGTGGGAAAGTAATATTCCAGAATCTTGTTGGGCAATAGTAGAATCAATTAAACAAGATGGCATGGAATATTGTTATGATATACAAGTCGACGATGCATCACATTCATATTGGTCAAATGGCATATTATCACACAATACAGAGATTATGTGTGCCTTGGTAAAGTTCTATGGTTACAATACAGTAATCATAACTGAACAGTTGGTGGTTCTTGATCAGATCGTGAATAGATTGGTGATAAGGGATGTCGCTAAGGAGGATGGTGTTGGAATCTTTTGTTCGGGGAATATGCCGTCTGGACAGAAGATAATTGTTGGTAGTATTCAATCGATTACGTCGCCTACGAAGCCAAAACTTACTGATATTAATATTCCCAAGGAAAGGGCGTGTATTAATTTGTTGAAGCTTCTTGAAGAGGACAGTCCTGAATTGCCTCATATGCTTCCTCAGCAAGCTATTAATATTTTGAAGGCTGAACCGGCTAGGGTTCAGAATTTGAAGGGTTCTCTTCTTGAGGGTGTTTGTGATTATTTTAGGGAGAAGGAATATCAGAGGCGCACGAAGTGGTACGTTACTAGGTATAAGAGGGCTGAGAGGATTCAGGGTCTCATTTCTGATTGTCAGATGATGTTGGTTGATGAGGCTGATCTTGCTGTTTCTCAGCAGTATACTTCTTTGTGTCGTAAGGTCTTTAATGGACGTAGGAGGTATGGATTTAGTGGTACGCCATTTGATAAGTTTAAGCCTGTTGAGAATTTGTTCTTGAGGGAGAATCTTGGGAACATCATTTATGAGGTTCCTAGACATAAGGTTCAGGAACGTAATCGTATTATTCCTGTTCATTGTTATTTTATTCCTGTCGGTAAGGATGGTGACAGGAAGGATGCTAGGACTTATGATATTGCTATGCGTGAGGAAATAGTTGACAATGTGAAGTTCCATAATTTGGTTGTGAAGATTGTGTCGTCATTTAAGAATGACAGGACTCTTATTCTTATTGATACTTCTCCTGTTGGGGAATTGGGTTATGCTCTTGAGAAATTAATTCCTGGGTCTAAATTTCTTTGGAACAAGTCGGCTCCTTCTGAGAGATCTAAGTTTATCAAGAAGTTTGAGGCTGGTGAGATAAGATATTTAATCGGCGGGAAAATATTTAAGAGGGGATTGGATCTAAAGGGTGGGGTTGATAATCTAATAATTATTGGTGGGGGTAAACAGCATTCTAATATTAATCAGATGGTTGGTAGGGCGGTACGTTTGAATGATCGTGGATGGGCAAGAATATTTTGTTTCTTCTTTCTGAATAATAAATATTTGTACGGTCACAGTAGAGAGAATCTGAAGGCCGTAGTAGAGCTTGGCTACCAAACTAGGGTTTTGGTAAATGGGAAGCAAATCGATGCCGAGCAGTTTATCCGCTCTCGATACAAAGTCTGAAACAGTAGATCAATTCGCATTACAAGACAACGAACGACGTGAAATCCTCCCGAAGAACTTTTACTTCGACAATGAAACAGTCGAATACCTCATGCACCGATACGTCAAAGGAGCATGTATCGAAGTCGTCCTACGTGACGAAGTAATGTGTCATGCATCAGAACTAATCAGACAAATCATAAAAGCACACAATCTAGGACAGATATATCCAGGCAAGGAAGAATCATCAGTAATGGACCTCTTCCAAACAGCCTGGATACAAATAGAAAGTGCATTATACAAATACGAAGCATTCCCCCATTGTACCAAATGCTATAATCCAATGAGACCAAATGACTCAGTATTATTTGATGACTATGTATTCGAAGAATTCCTAATAAAGAAAGTAAAATTCTGCCAGAGATGTAAGGTCAAGATCACCGTAGAAAGCATTTATTATCGCGGTAAATCTAGAGTATTCAACATGTGGTCTCAAATCGCACGCACCGTAATATTAGCATATATCAAGAAGGAAAATCGCGATCGTAAGAATAGCGAAGTCTTCAGAACCCATCTTGAACATCAGACCATTGTTGAGAATAGCGCATTGGGAAGATTCTTCAACGAATCTAGGGAATTAAGCAAGTATAATAGTGAACATTTGAAGATATTACAAGCTCTAGAGAAATTATATAAGGAAGATGATAGGGCTCATGAGGGTTTGATTTCTAAGTTAGTTGCCAGGACCGCATTATCTAGGGCGACGGTTACCGATTTCTTCAGGATTCTTAGGTCTAGAAGTCACGAGATTAGTGATTCGCCAGTCAATAAAGAGGTCAAGTCGATTAAATCTATGATCGAAATAAAGCATGATGGTAGACGTGATAGTGTTGACGGGTGGTAGCCAAGCCAAAATTAATAAGAAAGAATCGAGGACGATATGTCTATTTTGGAAAATCAAGAGTTAGGTGATCGTAATACTAAAAATATCCAAAGAAGGATGAGAGGCCCAGTAGATCGCCTTCAGAAGGGTTTACGAAAGCATAAACCGACAGATGCAAAAGAGGTAGCTGAAACACCGATCACGCCACGTGGAGCTAGGAATAGCCCTGATGGGAGAAAGAGTATGAACTGTAGTACAGAATTCAAAGCGACCCCAGAGATGCAAGAATGTATCCACTTCCTAAGCAGAAGTGTCGGTAAGGATGAGAGTACCATCAAACAGGAATTAGATGCCTTCCAACATAAAGATAAGCTCAAACAGCTCCTAGGCCACATGATGAGCGCAAGCCTAGGTGGTTGGAAGGATAATGGACTATATCTGGTCAGTGAGTCTGGTAACTGTGCCTCCAAGAGATTTTGGGATGTCAATAATGGGAAATTGGTATTTAGGGGCAATAATGTGTGTCCAGATTTCGACATAGATAAATTATGGAGGGTAAGGAGTTTAATATGAATGATGAAGACGTAGACAGTGAACTAATATCAATGTTGGCAGATGATTCGGAACCACCTGCAGAACCACCTGCAGAACCACCTGCAGAACCACCTGCAGAACCACCTGCAGAACCACCTGCAGAACCACCACAAGAA